AAGGAATACGCACGACGAGCATACTTGAATAAAAAGGAAAAATTAAAGAAACTTGAAGAAAAAAACAAAAACGAAAATGAAAACATTTAGGAGTTTATATAGTTATTTGTAATAACTATTTGATTTGATTTTTAAGCAACATTCGTTTCACCTACCAATGCGGATAGACCATGGTCAGTATTTGTGCTTGTGACAATATTTTCACCCTCGAATAATTCATTCTTCACATCTTCCAATGTAGCGTTTTCGCCCATAGCAACCTCTTGTGTGTTCATATTGGCTACTGAAACTAAGTCACCACTTTCATTAATCGTTTGAGTTAATTTATTGCCAGATTCTAATGCCTTCTTCTTGTTTTCTTCAATTGCCTTCTCCTTTGCCTCCTTTACGCGCGCATCAAACTCATCCTTTGCCTTGTCTTCGTTCTTCTTCTTTTCACTCATTAGTTCATTGAGTGTCTCTTCCATATATTCAACACGACCAGTCTTATATGCCTCTGGGTGGAATGGAACCCAGATACCAACTGGTCCTACATATACATCATGATTCGGGTCATTTTGTCTTAGCATCTTACATCTCAATTCTGCTTCTTGTTGTGTAGGGAATACACCTCTTACCTTAATGCCACGAATAGATGTTTGAAATTCATACTTCTCTCCAAACTCCTTCTCTAGACGTTCCTCATGCTCGTCCAAGAAGTTCTTAAAATCGTCTTCAATGGTGGAAGTGAGTAAATTGTCACGCTCATCTTTAACAAATTCTTGGAAATCTTTGGTAAGTTTATCAAATTCAAGATGATATTTGAAAGATATAAAGTTTAGAAATTGTGTAAATTTCTCCATAGACTTACTAAAATCCCACTTCTGTATAAACTGATCAAACAAAAACATATCTTTTTGCTTTAAAATCTGTTCAGGGGAAATAAAAGATAGACATACAAATTTCTGGCCGGCCATAGGCTTGTCCTCATCTAACAAATCAACATATTTAGGGTTTTGACTACCACCTGGACTAGTTTTTAGGGTAACATTTGATGGTGGGATAGGTTTAGAAAAACTCATTATAAATACATACTTTATTAATATTTAAGTGATTTTACGAACTATAAATATTAGTTCCTTATATTTATTTATTTTTTTCTTTCCAAATTATATAATAATGTTAGGTGGTATGTTAGATTTAGGTGAATTAGTCAAAAGAGCTATTAAATACCTCGTTGAGGGTTTAATGGTCGCTATTGCGGCATATGCCATCCCCAAAAGAGGTCTTAATTTGGATGAGGTTGCCCTGATTGCTTTAACTGCGGCTGCTACATTCAGCATTCTTGATACATATGTTCCCAGCTTAGCAGTTGGTGCTCGCTCTGGTGCTGGATTTGGTATTGGTGCCAATCTCGTTAAATTCCCTGGTGGATTTTAAATATAAGTCCGTATTTTATTAGACAATTGTAGAATAATAAATATTATTAATCATATATTTATTATTTACACCAGTAAAGATTTAAAGATATTTTAACCTTATCATTATAATGACGGTTGTTGAATACATTTGGTTAGGTGGTAATAATGAATTAAGGAGTAAAACAAGAGTTTTGGATAGTTTAGATACTGTAACCATAGACAGTGTAGTTACAACCTATATAACAATAGATGATATTCCCAGTTGGAACTACGATGGAAGTTCTACCGGACAAGCAACCGGTCATGAGTCAGAAGTTATTATTCGACCAAAGGCCCTATTTAATAACCCGTTTGGACCACCATATGATTATATTGTGTTGTGTGATACTTATTCACCCAACGGTTCGCCACTATATAATAATGCGCGGTCAGAGGCAACACGTTTATTTGAACAAAAGCTAGAGGAAGAACCATGGTTTGGTCTAGAACAGGAATACTTTTTAATTGACCCACATACTGGTAAACCATTGGGTTTTAATGAGGATGTGGAGCAAGGACAATATTACTGTAGTGTTGGCTGTGAAAATGCGTTTGGTAGAAAACTAGTAGATGACCATTTTATGATGTGCTTACAAGCGGGAGTTAAGATTGGTGGTATAAATGCTGAAGTAGCTCCTGGACAATGGGAATTTCAAATAGGACCATGTAAAGGAATCGATGCCGGGGATCATCTTTGGACAGCTAGATATATTTTACAGAGATTAGGAGAACTTCATAACATTAAAATTGATTTTAGTCCAAAACCATTAAAAGGAGATTGGAATGGGTCAGGGTGTCATACGAATTATAGTACCAAGACTATGAGAGAAGGGACTGATGAAAAAACCGGTTTAGACTTTATAAATGAGGCAATTGATAAATTATCAAAAAATCATTCGGAACATATGAAAGTGTATGGGTTAGGCAATGAGGAACGAATGACTGGGGCACATGAAACCGCATCATATGATGTATTCACCGATGGCGTAGCAAATAGAGGTGCTTCGGTGAGAAGAGGAAATGAAACCATTAAAAATAAGAAGGGATATTTCGAAGATAGAAGACCAAGTTCAAATTGTGATCCATATTTAGTTACGAGTGCTATCTTTAAGACAACATGTTTAGATTGAATAAACAAGTTGGATTATAACATATTTTTCATAAATAATATTTCTTTTTCTTGTTGATAAGCGATATTTTTGGCCAGTGTGAATAAATAACTATCATATATAAAATTATCATCATTTTCTAATAGTTTGGTCGTTGTTGTTAGCGCAGTTGAATGATGACCTATCATCCGTTTTAACCACTGTTCGCTAGTTACAAATACTTGCTTTCGCAATAAAAAAACACATCCTATACTTAATAATACACCGATGGCAAAAATCGTTGTGTTAAAATGTCCCATTGACAAATAATGAACGATTTGATGACTCCATATCATATTAGATGCCATAAGCAAACCACTATAAATAAGAGTTAGCGACAAGTATACGTCCGAAGCACTATATGCTAGCATATTCATAGGATTAACAGTGATTCCGACTATAAACATCACTATAAATAATATTATTTGCTGAATGAATATGGAACGCATTATAATAAGTATCCATATTTTATTATTATACGGTTGTGATAATCAAATAGGTTACAATTATTTGTATAACACTAGTTAGTCCTCCTAAAAATAAATAAACATTGGTTATACTTTTTATATGTTCGTATTGTTCATCGGAGCATTCTTTTGCTTTTTTACAAGTATTAGCCAGGAATGTCATTCTTTTAGAATAGGGGATTAATGAGTATATCATATAGGCGGTTGATATAAGAATCAGAAATATAGATATAAAAATGGCTAAACGTGGGTGAATTTTTAGAGAACCAATTCTTGCCATATTATAGAAGACCAAACTATATGTTGTGATTATAGCAGATAAATTTAACCATTCTATTAAGACTTGTTCAGGAATATACATTTTGTCTGAGAATCCTAACTGATTTTCAATATCCTTACTGATAGGCATATATTATTATCGTGTGAAAAGAATTCAAATTAAATTAAATTAAATGGTCGGTATAAATTCCCAATCTAATGCTTCGCAAATTTTTTTCCATATTTCATCCTGATCAATTCGTTTTTCACGGTCTTTTAACATTGGAAAATAGGGTAGAAATTGGGTTTGATCTAATAATTCGCATAATTTATAAACGGTGTAATAATAGTTCAAAAAATTAACGCGATCATCTGGACAAAATTTCGCATATGGACCTTGAATTTCCATAAATAGATTACATAAAGATTCTTCTAGTTCTTGTGTCATAACGGGTGGTTTGATGCCTAATTTATCCTTAATAAATGGTATATGTTCGTAATATTTATTATAGCCCAGTTTTTTAAGAATTTCCTTTGCTTTCTTATTATTCAATTGTGATAATTCGACACGCTCTTTGCGGATTTGGTTTTTAATATTTTCTAACACTTCTTCTGGTATTTGAGTAGTTTCTTTTGCTTGAAACTGTGCTAATATTTCACGGAAATGATTGATTCTTTTATACGCGTAAAAACAGGCTTCTTTGGGGGGTTCTTTATAGGACGGTTTTTCATTTTCAACGAGATATTGAATGTGTTTGTGACAAGAATTACACACCATTATCCCCTCGTGATCAATCGGTATTAATTCACCTTTTCTACAATATTTACAAATATCGGTTTCAACAATAAATTTGTTTATATCAATAAATGACTCATCCAGATTGGATAAATATTTTTGAATATAGTCTTTGTTAGGAACATTCGGTTGTTCAGCATCATTGGTGTTAATTTTAAAAAACGTGTTCAATAATTTGGTTTTACTATTATTCAAAGAAATGTCCTTTTTATTTTCAAAATAATCAAAAATATACTTACTATTATTTAAGTAATAATCTTTTTTATTTTTTTTGATGTCATTTATTTTTTGATTTATGTCACAAAGTTTATCGTTGATTTGGATTTTATGGTCGATTGTTAATGTGGAGTCTGTATTTAATAAGTTGATAAAATATTTCTTCTTTGCTCTCAACTCAGGCAACGTTTCTTCTGTTTCTCTAGCAAATTCCTTTTCAATTTCTTTATGTTTACTATCTAATGTAGTGATACTTTTTTCGTCCATAATAATTTTCTTATTTGTTTTATGTTTAAACGAAGGCATTTGATTGACTATACTAATTAACTCACCCTATTTTTAATATATATTTTTCAGTTATTCATTACAAGTTATATTTTAATTTATGTTTTCTCTCTATTTAACAAAAATGAACATTCATATTGACAATTGTGATATTAGTAAAATAAATCCGAAATTGTTAAACATGATGGATTATTTACATTCTTATTTAGACAATGATTGGAGTATCAAAAAGAGAAACTGTTATATACTTAGGAAGAATAATAATAAAATTTTGATATCCGATACTATTCATTTCTCAAATTCACTACAAACTCAAAACACGAACGCAACACATTTGAGTCAAAAAAATCGCAACCTGGATGATAATGAGACGAAACACATAATGTATTTTCTATATAATGTTTTAAATAATGGATGGACCATTAAAAAATCGCAATTAGACGAATATATTTTTATTAAAAATCACGAAGGAAAAAAAGAAATATTTTCAAATCAATACATACATACATTTTTGAAGGAAAACTTTAAATTGAATTTAATTAAATAATTTAGTGTAGGTGTGTAGTTTTTTCCAAGAAAAAAAAAATATTTAGCAATAATATAACCATGGGAGGTGGATTAATGCAACTCGTAGCTTACGGAGCCCAAGATGTCTATCTTACGGGTAACCCTCAAATTACTTTCTGGAAAGTCTCTTACAGACGTCATACTAACTTCGCAATGGAGTCCATTGAGCAAACATTCAACGGCCAAGCCGATTTCGGTCGCCGCGTGACATGCACCATCAGCAGAAATGGTGATCTTTGCTACCGTACTTATCTTCAGGTTACTCTCCCCGAGATTAACCAACAAATGAAGAATACCTCTGGTACCGCCACCGATGGTGTTTACGCACGTTGGTTGGATTTCCCCGGTGAGCAACTCATCTCTCAAGTTGAGGTTGAGATTGGTGGCCAAAGAATCGACCGTCAATATGGTGACTGGATGCACATCTGGAACCAACTTACTCTTACATCCGAGCAACAACGCGGATACTACAAGATGGTTGGTAACACCACACAACTTACCTTCATCACCGACCCCTCTTTCAACGAGATTGATGGACCTTGCGAGTCTAACGCTCCTCGCCAAGTGTGTGCTCCCCGTAACGCTCTTCCCGAGACCACTCTTTACGTTCCTCTTCAATTCTGGTACTGCCGTAACCCCGGTCTTGCCCTTCCTTTGATTGCC